CTTAAACCAGCTGAAGTCGTCGAGTTGGTGCATAGGTCAAAGAAAGGGTGCATGAAAGCTATCGTACACAAGTTCGACAATCTTTATGGATCCCTTCACGATAATGGGGATCACGTCGAATCACTGTACGAGTGTTTTATGGATAACGGTGAACTGAAGGTTAAGATGCAGGTGACCGGCAATCCTGTTCCCTATTCACACAGTGCGTGCGATTGGCTGAACAGGACATACTATCAAGTCGGTAACCGTGCCGTCTGTTGGACTGCACATCCGGCCGGCGATTCTTGGGTGTACACTTTTGTTAAGTGCCCAGATTCAGTTGTAGGCAAATTGTCAATTGACCACGTGATGCCGATGTCGTTAGTGACTTCGTTGTCTAGGTCAGATCACTATGGGAACGTGGACGGCGTGTTGTCGCACGGAGATGAGAATGGCTACAAGCCTATGCTTGAGTCTCTTCGAATTGAAGTGTCTAAGATGCGTAGTTACGGGTCGTTCCTATGGTTGGGAGGTAAAGAAACGCGCGAAGTGTTGATCCCAAAGGATATCATCAAAACGGTGGCCCTTAAAATGATCAACGTTCCGCGAGATAAAACAGGTTTGAAGTTGTGCATTAACACTATGCGCAACCTTGTAAGACCAGAGAAAATGAGCATGCCAGCTCAGATGCGATTAGATTGTTGCATCTACGGAGCCGCTATAGCTTTCATCTACTCACTCAAAGAGGAGATTGTTGTCTTCAACAATTTATGCACACCAGTGTACAAGCGGATGTATTCCGCCCTCAATGATGTTATGAGTCTTGAAGGCTTTGGTTCCAGGTTTTTCCCTTGTGTTTTCCAAGAAGTCAATTACACGGTCGATGCGTATAACGCCGACCGAACTTCCGTCCCAGGGCCAACTTTTGATGCCAAAAAGGCATGGCCCGAAGGATTACCGGGAGTTGAGTGTGATAGAGACCTCAAACCAATCAGGGAGGGTGCTAAGATTCGTAAGCCGGGCCTCGTTCCGGTTGACGACAAGCCTCAATTTCACCCTGTTTGCACAACCTTCTCAAATTATATTCCAGTTGTTCCTTACAGCAGCGCTACCAATGAAGTCATAGCCGTTAATAACAGAGCTTTGATGGAGGTCAACAACCCTAGCTCGGAAGTTTGGGCTGAGTTGTTGAGTTTCGCTGACCGCTATATTGAACAATTTGAAAAGATTGACAACGACTCAATTGAATCCGATTTCCACGATTGGAACTCGAGATTCCCGGCTGCTCGCCAGAAAGCCCAGCTTGAAGCTTGGGAGAGTCTGGCGCAGATGCCTTTGACAGGTGATGATTTTGTTAGGAAATCCTTCGTCAAAAGGGAGCTGACCATGAAAGGTGGTCCTGATCCCGAACACTTTGATCCTCGTTGCATTCAAGGCAACTCGGACAGGTTGAACGTAGCTCTAGGCCCGTTCACTCATCAGGTGTCTTCGCAATTGAAACGATTGTGGCACCTTCAGAACAAGATCACTTATACAGGTGGTCTTACAGCTGAGGAAATTGGGTCCTGGAGAGCCCAGTTTGGAGATGAGGACGTTACTCTAATAGAGATGGATGAGAGTCGATACGATGCTCACCAAGGCAAAAACTGCTTCAAATTAACCAACAAAGTGATGATTAAGTGTGGGTCTAAAGACTACGGTCAAGTCGATCTTGCACACAAATCGATGAAGAAAATTTCTGGATACACTTCCCATGGAGTCAAGTATAGCGTAAACTACACTATGACTAGCGGGTCGCCTACTACTTCGATGTCTAATAGTCTATTGAATGGTATTAAGACGGCTTTCGCTCTGGAGTGTTGCGGAATTCATGATTACAAAATTATCGTTCACGGGGATGACAATCTAGTGGCCATTCGCGGTCATTTGTCCACTCGTCAACAAGCCCGTCTGAAATCACAAATTCAGATGATCAATGCCGCTCTGGGGTTTGACACAAAAATCAAGGTGTCAACTGAGTGGTGTCAAATTGAATACTGTTCTAGTTTGTTCTGGCCCGTCAAGGACGGGTTCGTTCTGGGGCCCAAGCTGGGTAAGAGATAGCGTAAGATGGGGTTCAGCATGAATAAGCTCAAGGATGGTGAAGTTAAAGGTATGATGTTAGGATTGAATGTTGAGGCTTCTCATATACCCGTATTGCGCACCTATGCCAAGCACCATCTTAAACTTTTGGATAAGGTTAAGAAGGTCGAGTATAAGGACGCACGCGCTGTCTACAAGAGCTTGGCAGTCGATAAGCACGAAATGTGTGATGCGACCAGCGAGTTCTTTGAGGATAGGTACGGGGTCACAATTCAAGAAGCCGAGTCTGGGTTAATTAGCGTTCTAACGAAGTGCTTGACGTCCTGCGTCAACTACCCGTTTTTGGACGCCTTTATCGCAGTAGACCTGTAAGAGAGAAGATTAGTGAAGAACATGGATTTTACTACATATTATTGTGGACCCTATTGGTCTAATGGTAGGATTCAGGCGAGTGTGGCGGAAGGAGTGATACCGACCGACCCACTTGACTACGCTTGCATGTTGCATGATCGCGCCTACGCTACGGGTGGCGATCTAACAGTTGCCGATGATAAATTTTACGAAGCTGTCAAAGACCTTGGTTTGAAGGGGTTTTTGTATGGTAACGCAGTTAA